AAAACCAGTTAGATGTTTCCAAGCAGTAGTCCATTTTTCAACAGTTTGACTAGAATATATAACTCTATTTGGTAACCAAATTATTCTATCAGTTGAAACATCTTCTATATGTTTTAACTTTTTGGGATCACATACAATTCTAGGAGTTAATCCTTTATAATAAAAAGGAGCAATATCTATAGTATGAGTAATATAAGGTTGAAAATCAGCTACTTTTTGTGAATTTATATTAAGTCGTAAGACATCTTCATTAACAATTGTTCCGTTTGCATTTCTAATATTAACATCATTAATATTTATTTGATCAATAATCATCGGTAATCTAACTTCAGATCGAAATAAATCTACAGTTGAATCAAATTGACTATTATTTAAATCTAATAAACTATATCCTGTTATACCATCAACAAATATATTCTTTAATTTATATAAATCATCTGTTTCTGTATGTTTATTTTGTGCAATTTGTTCTAATTCTGTCATAACAAAATTGTATTCAAAATCAGCCATTTTTCTTTTCATCGTTTGTAATTGAATTGTAGGTACACTATATATATCAAAACTTTCAATAATAAAATTTTCAGGAGAGACGCCTGGTTCAACTCTTATATACGCAATAGGTAAAGTACCAACTGGAATATTAGGGTGTTTAATTAACTCTAATTCATTAGGTATACCACTTTTTACTTCAATAATACCATCTTCCCTAATATAAACTAAATCATAACGAGATAAAAACCAGTTATATGATACACTAAAAGATTGAATATCAGGTCTTACCATATATGTATCCTTAAAATTAATAACACTAGTATTTATATTTTTCGTTATATAATAATCTTCGTTTTCAATTAAATCAGCATTTAAATCTACATTTATTGTATATGTTGATGGAGGAGTAACATGCCATTCAATAGTATTTGTTGTAAAATTAAACGTATAATCAGCAATATTATAATTATTAACAACAACGCTTGAAATTGTTATTCTATCTGTAGACATATTATATGGAGAAGCAGTCAAAGCATGTTTAACATTATGTGAAAAATCAGCAATCATATTAATATTTGAAATTTTAATAAATGCATTAACGTCTATAATAGATTTTATAAATTTTTTACTTAATTCATAAGACTTTACACCTGGTATAAAACTTTTAATTTCTGGTAAATCTAAATTAGATCGAGTTGATAAAGCTAAATCTACTAGAAAATATTGAGGTCTATTATAATTATGATCGTGTCCTTTTACATATGCCCGGCCTTCAGTTACTTTTATAATATATTTATATTCTGGATAATCACTTTCTTCCGTATAGACTCTAAGACCTCTTGCAATAAAATCTCCTTCTGAATCATAAGTGCGTTCAGCTATTTGTTTATAAACTTTACCAAAAATAGGTTTTGGTTTGATTGGTCCGTATGTATTTCTGTCTTTTAACCTAATTATAGCAATTAAATTTTTATTTGTAATAGCTTCAGTTTCAAATTCTTCAACAGTTTTAATTAATGGAGTTGCTTCATATTTTAATCTATGGCCGCCTCTAACACCAGAATTTTCAATATTTTCAGCGGGGTCATATAATGATGTATCATCAGCTTCTGTATATACATTCTGTGATATTTCTAAGCACACATAAGCCATTCCTAAAGGTACTACTGAATGTGGCCATTCAGTATATGGTACCTTTATTAATAAACCATTAAAATATACTTCACCAGACTCTAATACACATATACCATCATCATTATTATTCACAAAATTACATCCAGATACTACAGAACCATCATCTATAATTAGATCTGTTACTTTTCGAATATTACCTTGAATTAATCCTTGTGCTACATTAAGTTCCCTGTTTTGTAAAACCTGACCCTCTACAGCCAAAAACTTAGAATACCCTTTTTCAAGCTCTTGATTCGTAGTATCATAATATGGAGCTACATTTAAATTATTAATTGGTAAAGGCATCTACAAAACCACCTTATTAAAATTCTAAAACCCAGGCAAAATATTCTACTAGTTCAGATGATCTAGTAATTACAGTTTCTTTATTCTGATATAACTCTAATATTCCTTCATAATTATAGTTTGATATATCAGTTCCTGTTTTTGAAATTTCTGCTGGTGTAAAGAAATTTTTATTATAATTTATCCCGTCTTTTACTTTCAAATTACTATATAAACCTACTTGTTTATATGTTGCATAATCAGCCTCACCAGATTCCAATATTGCATTTATAAACAACCATCTTGATCGTTGAGCTAATACCTGTGAATATCTAGACATCCAAACATTTGGATCTGAAGGTTCAATTAATTCTACTTTAGTCCACATAATACCGCCGATATTTAAAGAACCACCTGTATCTGGAACAACAAAATACATTTCTTCATATCTTTTAAAACCTCTTACATAAGTCAATTGAGTTGTCTCTAAGGATGGTAGAGGTGCACCATTTGGCCAATCGGCATTATCACCAGGACCACCGGCAATACACACCATTAAACCTGTTTGTAAAGTTTTATTTTCATTTGCCTCAAAAAACTCTATAGCTTTTTTAGTTCTTGCAATATATGGCGATATCGCCATAGATATACTTGTAGCCATACTAAAAAATTCCTCCAATCAATATTATATAATTAATTTTCTTTTAAAATATTCAATATATCAAATTATATTGGTATACCTTCATATATAGTGCTGTAAGAATTCAAATATAAATCATAACACTGAGTTGAACCCATAAATACAACATTTAAGTGAGTATAACCAGTATAATGTGATGAGTATCTTAATAAAGTATAATTATTATTTTCAGTTTCATAGTATAAATTATAATGTTCTATATGTTCTAAAGTTATATTATTGTTAACTGTACTACCAAAATAATTACCCTTTAGATCAAATATCTGACCCATAAACACAATATCAATAAATGTTTTAATTGTACTATAATGTATAGAATTTATAAATGTATTATAATAATTTTCGTCTTCTCCAAAATCTAATATAGATAAACCATAACTATCAATATAATTATTTCTTACAATATTATCAGCTTTAAGATTAAAATTATAATATAATCCGTGTCTTAATTCTATTAATATCTTCCAACCTGCAGGTTTAATTAATGATAATAACTCGTATATTTCAGAATTTAAATTATTTATTCTTAGTACAATTATTCCCCAAGAATAATAATTATTATTAGGTAAATAATATTTTTTTGCTTTTTTATATTTTAAAATATCAAAAATTATACCTTCAGTTAAACTTGCTTGAGTGCATACCCAACCCTTATTCTTATTAATCAAACCATCACTTACGAAATATAAAGAATGAAATAATTTTAAATCTAAATCAGCATCATCTGATCTAACCCACTCATCATCTTTAACAATGTACACACCATTTTCAACAATATTATCTTGATTCTTAACTAACACTCTATCATTAATTCTAACAGTTACACCATCTATAACTTGAATACCACTTAATACTATCTTTTCCGTTGTAGCCACACGTACAGGTGCTCTCCAAATAAAATTAGAATAGCTATTATAATCAAACTCATCAAAACCTGATTTATTTAATATAAAAATATCGTTATAAGGTTCATATAAAGTAATTGAGGGATCTAAATTATATAAACTAAAGTTAAAAGAAAACTTAGTTCCTTTTCTTTTATATAATTCTAATATATTATTAAGTAAATTTCTTTGTATACCTGAGTCTAAATTATAATTCCATTTATAACCTAATAAATAACTTATATAAGGTAAATATTCATCATTTATTCGATCTATGGATCCAAACGATAGTATTTCTTTTACCGAATCTGATACTATATCGAATATTTCTTCGTCTATAGTATCCATAAATTCTTCTAAAGCTTTTACTTTACCTTTAATATTATTATCTGTTAGTACATCGCTGTTTCTAGTATACTCAGGTAATATAGAGTACAAAAACGCCATAATTATAGGCTCCTTATTTACTATACAATAGTAATGTTGATATTACCAACATCAGCGATTTCATTTGGCAATAAAGTATATACTTCACTATTATAATCAAACGTAGTTAATTCATCTAACTTAGTAGCTGTTACTGGTGTAATTATAACTTTCTTTTTATTTATATCTTTAACATAATAAATAATATCAGTATCCGAAATGTTGACAACTTTTTTAATTATGTCAATATAATATTTTGAATTAGGTGTAATTTTCATTCTTCCAACTGCTGTCCACTCTATAATTTTTCCATTATCCATTAAATTATAATCTATGCTTTCCTCAAATACAGTATTATTATTAATATATATCTTATTTATTTTAGTCAGATCATTTGGATCCATAGCACTACTTATATAATCTAATATTGATCCACTTTTTATCATAGTAATAGTATCAGATACAAATGATATCATGGCATTTTTAATTAACTCAGTACCTTTAGAAAATCTTGGATAATCCGTAAAATAAAGAGTATCTGAACCTACTGGAACAGCTGTTTTAAGAACAGGAATATATTTCTTATTTTTTACAATTATCTTTGTATTTTTAGGAATATCGCGATCAATAGGTTCATTCAAATATAATTTATTACCTATTTTAAATAATACTTTATAATACTTATTAGGAGCATCTTCAAAATAAATAGTAGCATTTGAAAAATTCATCAAAGTGTAATTAATTTGATCACCACTAATTAATGTATCTACTTTAAATGAAACTTCTTTCTCACCATATTTATGATTCAACTCAGTTACTAACATTGGATATATTAAACTTCCATATCCAATACGCATATCATCAGTTATATTATTTTCTATTGTAGCTTCATTTAATTCTTCATTAATATCGATAATTTTCGTAGTTAAAGCCAATTCCATATCTAAATCTAATATATTGATTACAGCACCAATTTTAAGCATATTGGTATCATCGATATATCTTATCGTATTAGGTGAGCTCACTTCTGTTATATATATAGTACGATTTTCATTAACTGTTAAGTTGTTAATAGCACCAACACCTGAAACATTTGAAATCAGCTTATATAACTCACGAATTGAAACTTCTTCCCCAAAATCACGATTTTTCCATCCTAAATAATTATTAACTACTTCTCTAATTTTATTTGAAACAACTGAAGAAGATATATCTGCATTAAGACTAACATTAACATCGACATCATAAGGTATAAAAGTAGGATCTATTACATCGACTTGTGTAGCTACAATTTTTTTACCCTCTAAAAAATTCTTTATATAATTTCTAAAAGACTCAGTCGGATATCTCTGTTTTTTAGGAATTACACATATTTTAACTCCAAATATTCCAACTTCATCCATTAATGAATTATCAATGACTGAAACTTTTTCAACTCCAGGTATCATATAAGTGACATCTTCAAAGTCTTGCCGTGTTACACATCGATTTTGAGTTCTGTAAATACTAGGTACATTTCTCTTTACTTCATCAATTGATTCACCGTCTGATGCACCAACAGCATTTTGTTCGTTAATTACTTTAATATTTGGTACAACACTATTTTCAGAATCATATATAAAATCATTTATTTCTGTAATCTGAAACGGTAATACATTATGATTTGAATTTACTCCAACAGTATACAATACGTTAACAATTAAATTTTTAGCAGGATTTGCACCAAAATTCCCATCACCAAATGATATATATCCACAAAATTGATCATCATAATCAACTGTAAAGTATTTATCTTGACCTGGAATATCAATAAAATCTACTTCGGTATATAATTCATCATTAACTGTTAATGATTCTACAGAGCTAACAGGAAATTGACGTAATTTATACCTTCTTCTTGGTTCTCCAGTAGAAATAAATGATTCTTCTACTAAAGTACCAGATTTTGCTTCAACCTCTACAACAGTTTCTCCAACATAAAGTATTTTATTTTCTGTCGTATAAAATGGTATACCATTTTTAGACATAACTGTAGTATATTTAGGTATCATTATATCCTTAGAGTGCGGTTTATCTAAGTAAAATTTAAGTGTCACAACTGATTGACTAGGAGGGCTAGGCTTGTAACCTACAGTTCTAGCAAGAGAATATACACCAGTTTTCGTTTTAGCTGTTGGTAGGAAACATTCATTGATACTCATATTTAAATAGTAATTCATAAGTGTTGCTTCATAAGCAAAAGCTTCTAATAACTCAACCCCAAAGTTACTAGCTAAAAAATCTGTCCACCGATTTGGTAATCTAGCTTGAACTCTACTCTTTAAAAGCTCCATAATTTCTTCAAAATCTATCGGTAATCTTTCAATATCTGTTAAATTCAAATTATCCATATGGTTTAACCCCTAATATAAAAACTAAAATTATCTTCAATACCACTTGTTTTATAGTAAAATGATACCATTATTTTGATAGTATGATTGTCATAATCTATATCAAAATATACATCTCTAACTACGATCCTTGGTTCCTGAGTATTAATAATATTACTTATTTCATTTCTTAAATCTTCAATAATTATTTCATCTAAAGGTTCAAATAACATTCTCTTTAAATTATGTCCAAATTCAGGTTGCATTACCCGTTCACCTTTAGTAGTGCCAAGAATTCTTTGTATAGAAGCGCGTATTAAATTACGATGATCATTAACTTCCATTAATCCAGGAACATAAGTATCAGTATCTATAAGTATAGGAACTGGACCGCTGTAACCAGCTGCTTCTCTATTTTTAGGATATGTATACTCGTAGCTGTAAGACATTTAATCACCTTTTTTAACTCTTTAGATTAAATTTAATCTCTTAATTTGCAAATGTGTCAGTACTACTAGTAGTATGCTCTCCGGCTTCACCGCATTTTATACATTTAGTATCATCATTTAATCTAGTTAAATTTAAATCATTGACAAAAACATCTGGACTACCTTCAATCGATTCAAAAGTACCACTATGTGGACAATTAGTTGGACCAGTATCAGTTAATCGGTGTACTTTTTGATCATTAACATATACATTATTACTTCCTGTATCGTTAGTACCATTTCTAGAATGAGGGCAACAATTTAAGCCTAAATCGCATATTCCAACTGTACGATCTGTAACTCGAGTAACTCCAGGCATATCTACGCTACACTTCCTTCATCATTTTCATTTACAATAGCTCTATATTCTCCTTCATAAAATGTAGCTGCAGGTTCCATATGCATTCCTTCATCTTGTCCATTCCATGTATTTAACGGACAAGCTATACCATATTTTGCAAATATATAGTAAACTTTCTCCCTTTCATTACAATCATAAGAACTGTAGTTAAAATCAAATGCTGCTCCATATTTATGCATTGAATCAGATGCGCCATACCTGTTTCCACTTCTGAATCCATCGGTAAATTGAAATTTTTTATATAAATCTGGTTCATTTTCCTGCATATAATCTAAAGCAGCTTCTATTCTAGAAGCAAATTCACTATTAAATCTATAATCTATATTACCTTTTCTGTGTCTTTTTAATGTGCGTATATCTTGTTTATAATATTGTTTCATAGCACGACTAGCTTGTCTTTGAGTTGCACCCCACTGTCGCATTGGTGAAGCTTTTTGTGATTTACATTCATTACCTAAGCTAGGACCACCAGTTGAACTAGATTGATATACTGGATTAGCCTGATCACCACAATTAGTATTAACTTTTATGTTATAATCATCTAGCTCTCTTTGATATTTATCTATTTCTTCTGGGGTCATAATTTCAAGTTCAGCTTCTGTTTTAATATACTGCAATGGTATAACATTTTCTTTACCAGACGGGTTCATTTTAATATAATGATCTGACATTATAACCACATCATGTGCTGCATGAATTACAATGTCACCATCATCAGAGAGAGTTATCGACGATCCATTACGATGTTTAAGCTCAATATACTGAGTATTATCATCAAATAATATATAACCAGTATTAGTCTTTATAATCTTTCGATCTGGATATACATCTTTAGCTTCAGATGGTACTACATTCTCATCTTCTCTAAATATAGTTCCCAACCATAATGGTTTATATGGACTTCCATTGACGAACATAACTGTTACTAATGAATTTAATTCTGGAATAAAAAACACACCTTTGTCAGTATGTCCGTATGGAAAACAAGGCTCTGACCAAGGAAGGTCTTCTTTTTTAATATTTCCATATACACTTGGTATTGACACTTTTAATCGACCTAGTTGTTTGGGGTCATCATTATCTAATACTAAACCTATATAAATACCTGTAAATTTAGATGCCACTTGTAATAGGTCCTCCTTCTGGATTCTCCATACCTTCTGAATCAAGCTCTGAGCATAACACCATATGCATATGTGGTTGATATGGATGCATATTAGTCATTCCATAACTATATGTTATGGAAGCTATATAATATAAACCATCTAAATCTTTAGTTTTACCATCTTCTTGGCTTAAAATTTCTATAC